TCGTCCATTAGAATCCCAAATTCCTAGCAATTCTATTGGCTGCATTTAGAGCTCGTCTCTCTGCATTTTCTCTGACACATTTTTTGCATGGTTTCATGCAATCATGTTTATTGCAAAACTCATTGTTCATATCACTCATATTAATCTACCTTATCCTCTATTCCCTTAGCAGTGAGTAGAAACTCTGCGTCTGCTTGTGGATGTTCTGGACTGTCTACCATTCTTGCTATACGTTTTTTGCCAGATTTTTTAAAGTATAATCTATACGTAGCTGCATGACCCACAACATTTCCACCTATTGGTTTTACTGGGTCTCCAAACATAACAGATGGGTCGGTCTGTACTTGATTTGTATATAATACAGTTGTTTTATAGTAATATGATATGTTCTTTAGGTGTGTCATTAGCCTTGCTATCTGGTTTTGTCGGTCTGCTAGTGTCCCTCTACCTAGGTATTCCTCCCTAAACTGACCTATTGCACCATCAATTACAACCAATCTTGGTCTTTTTTTGTCCATTGTCTTTGACAAAGCATTAATAGTTCCCATTAATTGTTCTGTGTTTGGTGTATAAAAGTATGTTATTTGGTTTAATGCACCTTCCATTTCTTCCTTAGTTTCTACATACTCATGTGCTTTCATTATTTCAAGTATTCTTGTGGGTCTAAATGTATCCTCACAATCAACCCATACAACATTTTCACCCTCGTGAATTGCTTGAGATGTTAATGTATTACAGAACTGTGTCTTACCAGAACCATACTCACCATAGACTTCATATGTACACTCTGGCTTCAATCCACCACCTAAAAGCTCATCTACTGCCGTACATTTGGTCTCTAAGGTAGGGTAATTTGCCTGATATTCCATTAAATCTACAACACTCATGTCTGATTTTCGTATCATATTATTATCTTCAAGTATTTTTTGTGCATTGAAAACCCAAGAATCTGCTTTTGATTTTGTCACACCAGTAATCTCAGATACTTCTCTACCACCTCTAATACAAACATCAAGTAAAGATGATACACCAAAGTCTGTTAGTTTCTTTGCTGTTACAGCACCTACACCATCTAGTTGAGATATTCCCAAATCTAATTCTGGTATAGTTGTTGAAATAACACTCATGTCTTCTTTAGTATCATCTAGTATATTAACCTTACTAGAACTATCACTTTGTTTTTTTGTACGTCCCATCTGCCATCAATTTTATTGTTGCTGTGTTTTCCCATCTATGAAATAATTTTGTTGCGTCTAGACTAGATGCACCAGCCTCTTCTAATTTTTTCATAAAGTCTGTTAAATTTACCTTTCCATCACTGTCTGAACAGTCTGCCCATATCTTATGATATGTTTGTTCCTTAGTCATTCTTCCACTTGCAAATAATTGTGACTGCACGCCACCACCAGAAATATCTATGTCGAAGTTTTTATACATTGACACCAATAAATCCTTTACTGCAACTATATCTTCAACCTCAACCAGTTCTTTTAATCTTAATTTTGCATGTGCCATACTAAGTCTTATTAAAGCCTCAAGCTGTCTTATTCCAACATTAAACTGGTTGTTTGATGACTGTCTTAATTTTTCATACATTTTAACAATCTCATCCCTAACCTCTCGTGTTAATTCTGGCTCATATTTTTTGGCAGTATTGATAAAACCAGTAAGTTCTCTATCTGAAAATCTACAATCGCTGTCTGCATCCTTGTTTGTAAATCCATCAAGTATGTGATTTGCTTTTTGAATATCCTCTGTCACACTGACTTTGTCTTTTATTAGCCAGATTAAATCAAACCTTGATAGTAGTGGACTTGGTATGTTTATGTTATCCATTAATGTTAATGAATCATCATAGTTTCCAAATTTTGGATTGGCTGCTGCCAAAATACTAGCCTTTGCATCAAGTGTCATATTGACACCAGCCTTGGCTATTGAAACTGTCTGCTGTTCCATTGCTTCATGCATTGAACTTCTGTCATCTTTATTCATTTTATCAAACTCATCAATAAAAGCATGACCTTTATTACAGAGTGGTAATACACCAGCCTGTGCAATCATTCTACCATCTGCTAATTTTACCATGCCTATGGTCAATCCAGCCGAAGTAGTTCCCTTACCAGATGTGTAAATGCTTCTCTGTGATATAATATTTCCATACTTTAATAGTTCGGATTTTGCCATTGATGGGTCTCCAACAAGTAAAATGTTAATATCTGCCCTCTTCTTTGATGGTACACCCCCCACTAATTGGAGTAAACATGACAGTTTAATGTCATCATATCCGTAAATATGTGGTGCAAAGCTGTTTGTTAGTTTGTTTATAAAGTCATCTTCTTTAACTTCTTCCTTGATTTTTATAACTTCATCATGACTTGGTAATATTTCATTAACGTCATCAACATCAGTTAATGATATTACATCAATATATACATCATTTTCATCCTTGTTTTCCTCTATGTTAGATCTAAATATGCCAACAATTTTCTTTTTTTGACCCACAAATGAAGTACCAACCTGATCACCAACTACCTTTCCATAGAAAATTATTGGTGAGTTTTTAGTTGATTTTTCAAGTGGCTGTTGTAATAATACAGTCTGAATGTCTTCTGTAACAAGTCCAGTTTTTTGGGCTTCCATCTTAGTGTTCTTACATGAAACGTTCATACATTTTAAGGTTCTAAGTTTTCTTTCAAAGTCTGCACGTACGTGTTCTGTTGTGAAACACATTGGGCACATCACATCTGTCTCCTTAATAAAGGTTTTTGGAGCATCAGTTCCTATTACGACTGATTCAAAACACACTGTTTGACCCTCTTTATCTGCTTTTATTTCACCCATTTCTATTTCATCGTCTGAAACAAGTAATATCTTCATGTTTTTGAATATACTTTCAGCCTTTAACCCACCTAGTTTTTGGTTTTTTATGACAAAAACAGACTCTTTTACTAATTCTTTAAACTGATCTATTCTTGAAAGGTATAAATCAATCCACTCTGGAGATGAAATATCAATGGTTAGCGAGTCGCTTGGTCTAAGTGAATCAATAACTCTACTCCAGTTTGTTGATGATAGTTTTTCTATTACAACATCTCTTATCGCAGAATGAGAATGCTCACCATATCTATTAATCATAACCTTCTCTCACCCTCCTTACCGATAAGATTACCAAGTTGATTATGTCTTTCTTGAAGTCTAGAAAATTCATCGTTTGTCATACCTCTAACTTTTGTCTCCCATTTTTGAATTGGTGCAAAAAATATAGGGACTATAGAAACCACATCTTTTTCTACAAAGTCGAGTATGTTTGAGTTTTCATTATGTGTTTTAAGATATTCCTCAATCATCACAGCAATCCATGTACTCATGCTTAAATGAATTGGTTTTTTTATGTTAGCCTTTTCAAAGATTTCTTTGGTATGTTTGTTAATTGAGATAGTAACAGTTGTACGTTCAAATTTCATATACTACTTTAGATTAACTTCTATAAAAGGCTTACTAGAACCTAGCTAAAGGTTAGCTAAACTTAGTTAAGTTAGTTAACGTTAATTAACTAAGTTTTTTTTTACTGTTAGTGTTTAATTTTGTAATGGGGTTAATTCGGATTCAGGGGTATATAAAGGTTCAGCAATCTGATTTAAAACAACGTCTTCTGGCATTGTTAGGTCTGGTTTTACGTCTCTTTCAACAAATCCACTTACAAAGGCTTGAACCTTTGTATGCTCTACTAATGACTTTAATGTCTCTCCTTTTGAATTTTTCCATGTAATTTCAATGAACATAGGACTACTAAAACGCTGTGGTATTTAAGATTTGCTAGAAGTCTTTTATATTAGGATTTATAATAAACACTAGCTGCACCACATCGACATTTTTCATGATGTATATTCTTCTTGGCTTCTAAAGTCTGTATTGCCTCACGCACTCTACGTGGATCAATATTTGGCATCATCTGATATAATTGTTTGAATGTAAATCCATCACTACTTCCACCAAGCACCCCTAACACAGTTTCTTGTATTATAAGATATGCTGGTGGTTTTGTTGGTTTGTATTCAGGGTCTTCAACGATTTGTTTATTTCGTCTTACCTGTCTTCTGGTTCTAGCCATGTAGGTTAACCTTTCCTAGATATGCATTTAATCCTATTGTTTGTGTTCCTATACCAGTAGAAACAATACCATTTTTTCTGTCCATATAACCATCATATTCATTGGTTAATGTGTTTTGGAAAGTTCCACCATTTACGAGGTAAATAGGTCTAGCAAAAGACTTGCCTTGTTCCCAATCAAAATCATATACTAATTCTTCCTTTGCCATTTTTTGGTGTAAATGACCACATATGTAAATATCAGCATTCCAGTTTTTCTTCATTTCTTTAAACATATTCTCTGGAGTACCACCACCAGAACCATGCATTGCAGCTATTGACCACTCATGTAATGGCTCTTTTGATTTCTTGTTTGTAAAAATTCTAACCCCAATATGTGCCCTTGCACCTAAAAAGTCTATATTATTTGGTTCACAAAAACGATTTTCAATATATGGTCTAGTTATTTGTTTAACCTTATATTCATGATTTCCATGTAATAGACCAAAACACTTTTCGTTTACTGTTTCTGGATAAATACCCTCCTTCATTTCAGTATGAACATCAAATATTGGCTGTGTGTCCTTTTGCCAACCCATTGTCTGATTGTCAATATCATGTTCTGTAACACTATCAAAATTAAATCTCTTATCATAAATGTTTATAGCATCTATTTGATCACCAAGGAAAATTGTAAATCGATCATCATTATCTGCTATTCTGTTTACAGTCTGTTCATATCTAAGAGTATCAAATCCCATATGACCCCAATGAGAATCAGTTATTGGTTCAATGAATATATTGTCATCTTTTTTTAGACCCCAAG